CCTCCTGCCGTGCCTGCTTCCCGTCCTCGATCTTCTTGTCCTCGATCTCCAGCTTGCCGACGGTGCCCTCCGCGGTGGCCTCCTGCGCCTTCACCGCGGCCTGAGCCTGCTCCTCCGCCCGCTTGAACGCGTCCTTGATGAACACCGGACCAGTGCCGGTGATCAGGAACGGCATGTCCGCCTCAGGGTCATCCAACAGCGGCAGCTTCTGTAGCCGACGGTCATCATTCAGGGTGATCGTGGCCCGGTTCCGCTGCTGGTTGGTGACGTCGTCGGACTCTTTGTCGTTCTGCGCGGCCGGGTCGTTGAAGCTGAACTCGAGCTCCGGCGGGGCGTTCAGGAACTGGCGCGATGCTTCGACGATGATGTCGGCCAGGACGCGGACATCAGGTTTACGGCCGATCTTCCCGCCGACCTCGGCTTGCCCTTGCTGCCAGCCTTCCCCGCCCAGGCCGGTGGTCTCGGAGAAGCCCAAGTCGGTGGCGGTCATGCCTAGGTGGCCGCACACCAGCTTCACCAGGTACAGATCAAAGTCGGGTTTGTAGCGTTCATCAGCGCTGGTCAGCTGGTGAATCTTCCAGCCGGGCGCGCCGACCTTCATCCGATGCCGGGCCGCTGTCTGACCGCCGTATTCGGCGTTGACCGACTCCTCCCAGATCCGGCGGTCCTGCGGCTTCATCTCGGTTCCGGGACTCTCCGGCGTCTCGATCCACGTCAACGGGGTCGAGCCGTCCTCGTACTCGGCCAGCATCCAGCCCTGCCGCTTCAGGTACAGGCGGGCGGAGATGAGCGCCTGCTCCACAGCCGACAGGCCATATGGGCTGTAGACGCGGGTGTTTTCCCGGTAGTAGAACAGCTCCGACGACGCGAAAGCGTTGTCTATCACCAGGTTTCCGTCCTGGTCCTGGGTGGCCGATGCCGCCCACTCACCGCGAGGGAACCCCCATAGTTCCTGCTGGTAGGCCGGATGCGGTGGCAGCGGCCGGGCGCCGCGGTGGTCGAGCAGCGGTTTGATCGTCGACCCGTCGACCATCTCCATGTCGAGCACATCCCCGCCCAGCGACATACGCGGGTACAGGGCGACTGCGTCGAGGACGAGATATTCCTCCATCAGCGAGTTCACCCACTGGCCGAACGTCCAGCCCTGCGACTTCCACGGCTTCTCCCAAAACTGGGTCAGCCGCTTGATCTCGCCGGCGAACTGCTCGCGCAGTTTCGTTGCCGCGTCGTCGTAGCCGCCGCGGGCGTTGGCCGCGTAGGCGTCTTCGATGACCTGCGGCCGGACGGTCCACGACCATTGCAGGTCACGGGCGTGTTTCTTCCGCGCTTCGATGCAGCGGCGGATGATGTCGACGCCGAGCGAGGACGCCCGCAGCACCTGCCAGGGGACTTCGCGCCGGTTGTTGCCGGGCAGGTTCCACGACTGCGGATACTCCCAGACGCGGGGTTCGGGGCGGCCGGTTTTCGGGTCGAGCGGGTCGAGGGCTTCGGGGCGGATCGGCTGCCCTGGCCCGAACGCGCCGAGGTCGACGGGGTCGCGGGGCAGTTCCCGGAACTGGCCGCTGTCGGGTGGCATGCCGTGGTTGGTGGCCCGGTTCAGGGCTTCGAGCAGCCCGAACGGGCGCTGTACGGGGGTGCTTGGGGAGGCGGCGGCCAGGGCCATGACGCCGCCGTTGACGGCTTTGGTGAGCGCACGGGACCGGCGCCGGGCGGTTGGGGTTCTGCGGCCCATTGCGCTCCTTCCGAGGTGTGGTGTACAGCGTAAACGGTTTATGCCGTATAGGTCATCTAGCCGTGGTGCGGAGTCCACAACCGCCGTGCGGCCAGCTCGTCAATAGCCCGGGAACGGTCGATCCGATTGGCGTGTTCGGCCACAAGGTCATCCATGAACTGGTTGCCCAGCCCCAACAACAGCAGCTTGATCAAAGCCAGCGACAGGCAGTCGACCATGTCATCGTTGGCGCCGTTCGGGAACGCCGCGCACTGGTCGACGAGCGCGCTGGTGAACGGCGCATCCTCGGGGATCTCCACATCGCCGGCCTCCACAAACGGGGCGATCGACCGGACCCGTGCAAGCTTCGAATCGGTCGACGTGTACTCGATCAACCCGGCGACCTTGCCCCGTAACGTGCTGATGACCGCGGGCCCGTTGGCTTTGTCTTCAACGAATTTGCGGGTGGCCTGGGGCCACTTCTTCGCGAACGCCACCAGTTCGGCGCAGGTGGTAGTGAACGACATCCGGTCACACACCTGGTCGAGCAGCCAAGCCCGGGTGCCTTTCGCCGCCCACACCTGGAAACACACGTAGTCGCTGGAGTCTTGGTCTTTGAAGGCGCAGTCGATGGTCATGACGACGACACCGGCGCCGACGGCGTACATGGTCTGGTCCTCGCGCTGCACCGCGCGTAGGCCGTGGGGGTAGCGGCGCCACCAATGCCGTTTCAGCTCACCGCCTTCGGCCGGTGAGGGGTGGCCCTGGAACAGCGCCGACCAGTCGTAGGAGCCGGCATCTCGCTTCCGCAGATCCCACCCGGCGTCGGTGCGCTGGCGGGTGGATTCCATGTACACGCCTGGTTCGCGGCCCAGCACTTCGTAGCCGAGGCATTTGCCGTCGCCGGCGCACTTGCAGTCGGGGTTCCCGTCTACGTGTTCGGCCTGCGCCGGGATGTTGATCAGTTTGAAGTCGTTGGGGTGTTCGCGGATGAGGAAGCCTGCGAGGTCGTCTTCATGCCACCTCGTCATGATCAGCACGACGATCGATTTCTCCGGAAGGCGGGTGGATGCCTTGGAGCGCCAAAAGTTGATGCACCGCTCCCGCATCGTCGGGGATTCGGATTCCTCGCGGTCTTTCAACGGATCATCGATGATCATCACGTCGACGGGGCGGCCGGTCAAAGCGCCACCAACCCCGGTCGTGATCACCCCGCCGCGGTGACCATCGAGCTGCCACTCACGAGCCGCCGAAATCCCCGGGTGCAGCGCCAGGCCCAGGTCGGGGTTGGCGTTGATGTCGTCGCGGATCTGCCGGCCCCACCGCATCGCGATGTCGTCGGCATAGGACGCGATGGCGATGCGCCGCTCCGGGTCGCGGATGAGGCACCAGATGGGGAACATCCGGCTCACACGCTGGGACTTACCTTCCTGAGGCGGCATCGAGAAGATGAGCCGGGACTGTTTGCCGCTCTCCGCGTCGATCAGCGCCTGATCCAGGATGTCCAGCGCGGGTGTCTGCACCGACTCGCTGGGGGCGATGACCGTGGCCAGCCGGCCAGGGCTGGTGTAGGTGCGGCGTGCGTCAAGGAGTTGGAGCTCCCGGAGGAGTTTCTCCTTGTCCGGTTCCGCCCAGCTTCGCCAGGAGTCCAGCAATACGGTCATCTACACCCCCTGTGGAGATCACATCCATCTGCTTTTTGACTGGGGCGTAGATGCCGGTCAACTTGGCACGCTGGTCCTGGATTTTGATCAGCCGGTCGCAGGCGGCCAGGACCGGCGCGTCGTCCTCGAGCGGCTCCTTGAACGACCCGTCAGCGTTGTAGATCAAATCCTGGCGGAGGGCGTCCACGCTGTGCCAGCCACGCTTTTTTCCCTCCTCGGCGCTGACTCCGAGGTAGACGATCACACCTTGGTTCACCACATAGTGCTTGGCGCGCAACACTTTCCACACGGCTTCCTCGAGCACGTCCAGCTTCACCAGCTCGTTTTGGAGGTAGACCTCTGCGGACTCGTTGCGTTCGGCCTGCCGCTGCCGTAGGGCGGTGACGATGTCCTGGTGAACGGCCTGCCGGCTGTGGTACGGGGCGGGTAGCCACTCCTCTCGGCGAGAGATCGCGGCAATGTCCTCATAGGAGTGTCCAGTAACGGACAGTCTGAGCGCCTTTGTTCGCCTTTCAGCGTAGGCCGCTTCAGCACCTGGCATCCGTTTTCCCATGTCAACAGCCCTTAAGGTCAAGAGTTCAAGCGCGCTTGAGGTTTTGTGATCAGCGTAGATCGTCGGTGCCGGACTGTGCCACGTCATCCGCCGCCTTGGGCCGATAG